AACGATAATACTTAGCACCAAACTCATCCTTTAATCTATCTAAGTTATAACCACTAGGGTCTGTAACTTTATATCTCATTGGATCAAACAGTGCTAGCACAACATCAGCATCATTCTGTGTAGATGAACTATCAGCAAAGTCTTCTAGCTGTGGTTCCACATCACCATTTTTAATACGCATTGGGTTAGAGATGTCACGATTAAACTGACTTACTACAACAGGGCTGTATCCATAGAAATCTCTAGCATATCTAAGCTCATCAGACATCTTATCAATAGAGTCTTTCTTACTTGGATAGTCTTTCGTTCTCTTCAACAAACCAACGTGATCAATAACTACTAAGGTTATTGTGTTGTCGTTGTTTGGTACATACACTCTATTATACTTATCAACCTCATGTATCTCTCCATTAGCTTCAGCATTATCTCTAAGCTGCTTAGCGATACCCACTGGGTTATCTGGACCATCTATTATAGTAATGATTTCATTCATACTACCAATATAGTCTTCTTGTAATAAGAATAGATCATGCTCATCATGAGTCATCTTACCAGTCCAGCCCAATAGTTTACTAACAGGAATGATTATTCCATTATCTAGAAATATCTTTCTACTAACCCATTTAGCCATCTTATATGTCTTACTACGCTCCATTGATCTGTATATAATCTTGAGCTTAATGCCAGATTCCTGACCTTGTCTAGATATATACCAATCAAATGGATTAAGAACATACGCATCATCGATGAATGAAGTCTTACCAGAACCTGTTAAGCCACCCACCAATGTGTACATAGACTTCCTGATACCAATGTATCTATTTAGTCTATCAAACCCCATAGGAATACCACTATTCCTACCCTCAATACCATCTTGTACAGCCTTAGCTAAGTCTTGAAATATCATATGTCTGTTGTTCCTGTTGGTTTAGCTTGTTCCTCAATCACAATACCTTGTTTAACAAGTTCTATGAATGGTTCAAAACTTCTCTGTGTCAAATATGTCAGACTGTTCTGAATGTATTTAAGTTTATTCTCTCCTGATTTGTATGAGTTCTCTTTCTTTTGAAGAACATCAAACTCTATGGCTGCTATCAAATCATCTGCAGTGTAATCTCCTTCTGACAAAATGGCGTTAAACTTAAGCCTACAGTTCTCTTCATCTCTACGTAAAGATCTAGATCCTGCGAAGGTTTTATCTTTATGTCTAAATGTATCAGTACCTGGGAATGCTTTCCACCATCTCTTGAAATCTTCACTAGCTGGTTTCTTCTTAATCACCTTGTCTTTAGGAGCTTCCTCTTTCATAAACTTCAATAGATTCCTACCTGTAAGAGTGATCTTATTGTCACCTGATATCAAACCTTTACGATAGATACCTTGACATATAATTTCCATCTTAGCATCTCCTTGACATATCTCTTTCAGATCATGGCCTTCCTCCACTAATCTAAGGAGGAAGACCATGTCTAAACTAAAACCATTCTTTAACAGCTCTTTAAAATGAAATAGCGTCAATTTTAAGTTCATAATTTCTGATTATTCTGCGATCTATTTTTCTAATCAAACTCTGAGGAATGCATACATTAATTTTAGCTTGCTCTTGTAAAATTTGTAGATCATTAAGATCAACTTTATCGCTCATAAAAACCTCAATTTGAGCGATACCAGGGTCATTTAATGATCGATAAAATGCTTGCATATCTTCTTGTAAATATACTAAATCTTTCTGAGCTTCGTGCTCATAATCTTCGATGTGTATCATAATTTTACATTGAATTTGTGTTTAAACCATAGATTATTCTAGCTGGTTTTTTGAATTTGAGATCTTTCTTAAGCTGTTGTTTCTTAGCCTCTTTCTGTCCTTGGAGTTTGCGATATTCTAACACTTGTTCTTTTGTTATATATCCTTTTTCTAGGGCATTTTGAATAGCTTTTTCACCAGCTGCTCCATTAGATCTTTTTTTCTTCTTTCTCATACTCTCTAAATTTAACGTCTAATGTACGTCCTGTGTTATCCCAGAACTCGTTACAATAAAACTTACCCTCTTCACGAGGTGATTCACTTAGAACAGTTTGTCTAAATGGATTCCATGGTGCTGTGAACCTATAGCAGTCATGCTTCATAGGACACTTCTTGTCTTGACACATTGCGATATCAGCCATTATTTCTTATCTAATATCTTAATACCATTCTTTGTGTACCTACCTGGTTCTAACTTACCATGCCATTCATCATGGCTTATTTCCATAGAGAAAGGTTTGTAAGGTTGAAAAGGTTGAGCTTTAGGCTCTTCTTGTGTACATGATGCCACTCCCAACATCAATAACAAACATAGTTTACTACTCATTTCTTATCTAATAAGTCTTGTATTTTCATACCTGTAACTATGCCTATAATAAATGCTGCTAGTGCTAACATGCTGCCATACCAAAGAATACATACTGACCATCTCTTTCTGTAAGAGAAGACTTATACGTAATGCATGCTACGTTAGGATCTTGATTGCTCAAGAACTTCTCCATACGTACAAACGTAGTGTCTTGTGTCTTCTCTGTATGCTTACGAGCATATTCAACAGCATCACCTTTCGTCTTGAATGACTGTAACTGTCTCTCATCATAGCTACCAACATATACATTGTATCTAAGTTCCCATTTACTGGTGCCTTTAACAATAGTGTGCTGCACAAATGATTTAATCTTGTTAGTGTTACCTTTTGGCTCTAGTTCACAGATTACATAACAGTCTCTTTTACCCATGTCACCAATCTTATCATCGATGAACTGTTTAATAGACTTGTTAGTACGATGAAACTCAGACGTGACGTCTCTAAATGTATGACATGTACTGATAGTACCATTATAAATGTCATTACCATACTCTTCAATAGCATCTTCTTGTGCTAAGGTGAATGCATCTGATGCACTCTTTGCTCTTTTTCTTAGGATGAACGATTGTGCTCCCATTGTTTATGATTTAAATTGTGAATAATATACCAAAGTCAGTAGTAAAACTGTGACAAATTCAGTAACAAAAAAGCCTCAGAGAAATCTGAGGCTTAAAGCGTTACATATTGTAACAGTTTAGATAATTCCTAAAAGTAGTAGTAATACTACTGATTTATAATGTTAAATTATATCGTCTAATTCGACGATAATTCGAATTATCGTGTATTTTATGACACTTTTTGTCAAATTTTATACCCTTTCACGTATAAATTTTGGAAATAGTGCAATATTATACCCTTTCGCGTATAATTAGAATCCAATGAAAAACTTCTTAATCTTCTGCCACAACGTAAGCTTCTCTTTAATTGGTTTAAATACCAATGTGGTAGTTGTGCTTGTTGTGGGATTAGTTACTTGTTCATAATAGATATCATCTTTGTTATCTGGATTAAACTCACGCAATCCTAAATTCAGTTCAAACATAGCCATTGTAAGCTCAGCTCTACGTTTATTACACTTAAATGTCTTCTTAATAAGTGGTAAAGCTGCTTTACGCCATTCTAATGTTTGTTCTGTTGTCAGTGTATATATTCTCCAGAACTCTGGTGTATCCACTGCGTCCTGATAAGTTAGCCCTATCATTTCCATTTGCATAGAGACCAACTTCCTGTTGATCTCTTCACGTTGTTTCTCTGTTCCTGCCATATTAAAATAATGATAATTGGTTTGGTGCTACATATGGTCTTCTCTTACCATTGTAACTAATCTTATTAATAATTCTTTCTGCCCTCTCTATATAATAAGAATGATTAATGTTATCTAGAGGGTGATCTGGTGTTAAATGATTACATACAGTCATTAGCCATTCACCTGCTTCAACTTGTGATACAGCTGCTGCTCCTGATGTAGAGTCTTTGTTCTTTACCTTGATGAGCTTCTCTCCTGTATTTGATACATAATATCTAATAAGTTTGTTGTAGACGTTTGTTCTTCCATCAGAAAGTCCTTCGAAATGGAAATCTCTCGTAGCTCTTTGACGCATAGCAAAATCATAGATGTTTCCATGATTACGTATAGTGTCGTTAACAGGAGTCCCATTAA